AATCATAGTCATCTTGAAGAATTTCTCTTAGATATTCTTCGTCCCAGTTATCATAATAGTCAGTTTTTGCCAATTTTTTTCGAAATTCACGCAATTCTTCTTTTGGTTGAGCTAGAATTAAATTATAAAGTCCATTGTTGGTCTTTATATCTTTTATGTAGGTATCATAAGAGGCACAATCCTCAAAAAATTTCCATTCATCGTACCTTTCATTGTAAATTTGCACCCATCTCTGAACCTCTGGAATGTCAAATGAGTCCTCAATGACATATATTATCACCTGATACCCTTCAACAGGCACGATGGCGCTCGCAGCGCACTCTACAATCAGATATCTTGCCTTTGCTGCAAATGGACAGATAGAAAAATTACCTAATTCCTTTCTTACCTTTGATACTTCTTTGATCCATTTGCGAACGTTTCTTTCGACCTCAGATTCTTTCATTGGATTGGTTCTTTCTATTGGGTATTCTTCAAGCGAGAAGCGGCGGAGCGCGGTTATAAGTATAATCCTACTTAAGTACTTATCATAAAAAAGCACTCAGAGAAACTCTGAATGCCTTGAGAGATTATTTACCCTGCCCTCGGGATGGTTTTCGTGCCTTGTTTCTGCTAGTTGCAGTATACTTTGTATGCTTTCCATCACCCTGTCGAGTATTCTTTGGATGAGAAGCAATACCTTCTGAACCACTCAGTGATTTTTGATTTGCTGCCATAGTTAAATTTCCTCTATTTCAATTTCATTTGGATCGATATCTTCTCCGGAATAGAATTGTTCGGAGAAGTCTTGAAGAATCTCACCACATTCTTCTGCAGTGAGATTTGTATAAATTTTACGTCCCTTATAAAGTACGTTAAATTTTTGCATCAGATAATACGAGTCTTTTCGTGTCCAACTCGAATACGCGGATCGCACCAGGTTACCATACCTGCTGCTTTTGCATCAAGACAGAATGAAACATCTTCGCCACACATATCTTGTACAGCACCAGAATTAAAGACTTGCATCTTCGGCGCAAACCAAGGATATTCAAGATTTTCAAATACTCCCTTCTTAATCAATACCCAACCAAAACCAGTATAATCAACTGTGAATGGCTTACGACGCTTGGAGATAGATTCTACGGTTTCGTGATTCATCACACCACCATTCTTACGGAAGTCATCTTCTTCCAACCAGTGAGCAACGGAAGTTGTGTGCCCATCTTCAGTGGCATACCAACCAGCAACAATCTCACGTTCCGTACCATCCTCTGAGAGAGCAAGATCACAAAGTTGCCAGAACTTCTGAGAATCAAAGACAATATCCGAGTCAATCCAAAGTTGATAATCATATTCAAGCTTTCCGTCCCATGGAATTTGATTTGGGCCGCGCAGTACATTTGCACCCAAACACTTACAACGGGCGAAATTCACCATGGAAGAATAATCTTGAGAGATTTGAATACTCATTCCATTTTGAACTAAATCAAAGCAAAGTTGAACAAATGCTTTGAGAAAAATATAAGAGCAACCTCTACCGGGAAGACAAAATACTATTGACTTTCCCTTCATCCGTTCTTTGATTGCATCATAATCCCACTCTTCGGTGGATTTTTGTGGTGCCACAGTTTTAACAGTAAATCCTTTTGCCATAAGTTTAAAGTAACTTCGATTCAATTTTAACAGTTTATATAGTAATTGTCAACTATTAGTGAGAAGAATTTATAGAAACTTCTTTATTGACAATCAGTTCCTCGTAGGATAGATCTTCGGTAGTATAGTCAGTCTTCATGAGTCCTACCATATTCTGAATAGTGCTCCAGGTGGTGATGAACTCTTCTTCTTTGATAGAATGAAATAGACATCTATCCTTTGCGTATATGTGGTATATTTTTTCTTTGTGGGTATTGGGCATTTTTTTCTGGGCAAAATTTTTTTGTTGCAAATTATTTCACAACTGCATTATATATGAGAGCAAATAAAATACCCAGAGGCACAAAAACTATTCGTGGATATCGTATACACCAACCGGCAAGAACAACCTTCCAGAAGTTCCAGTATGGTGTTCTTCTATGAGAGTGTGTGAGCATTTTTTTCTGTGAGAAATTTTTTAAAGAGCGTGATATTTAGAGGTCGAATTGTCACCTCTGTAGGTTAGGGTAGTTTGCCTTTTTTAAAACCGGCGCATCGCCCGCCATAAACAATTAACAACAAATAATAATAACTGCTAATTACTGTCAAACAGCACTGTTTAATTCTTTACATTTAACTAAGTATAAAGTATTAACCACGAATACGATTGCACGGTAATACGAATACGAACTCACTGTTTAATACTAATACACTGTGAGTTCTTTATACAATCAACGAAAAGTGCGTCCCTCACTGTCACGCAAGAGACGCACCGGTTGACTATACTTTACGCTGCTACTTCCCCCAGAGTAGAAATACCAAGTGCTGCCTCAATCTGTGGCGACTCGATATAATCGAAACCACTCACATTATCAGCAACGAGTGCATCGAGAATGCTCAAGATTTCTGCACCAGTGTTACCTTGAGCCAAAAGAGAGAGAGCAACAGACTTAGACATAATGGAGAAGAAGAGTGTTGGTTGGTGTGTGAACAGTGAGTGTCTATTAGGGGGCGCATCTCATTCCCTTGGTGTTATGCCAGACGCATACCTGAGAAGAACGGAACAACTGAAAATGTACCGTTACCAGTATACAGTTTGGTGAACCAAGTATATGCCTTCTGATATACACTTTCACCGGGCAATCCATGGGCACTAAGTAGTGCATTCAAACGACTCTTAGTAGTGTTTGACTGCCAACCACCATCAAACAACCGGATGAAAGAATTGCCCACTTCTGCAATCTTGTTACCGTGCAGGTAGACATAACTCACGCCATCGATGTTGGTGACTTCGGTATTACCAGACTTCCAATCCTTGCTGTTAGTGATGGCAGCATTCATTTGGGATTCGATCTTACGCATGACGTGTTCGTTGGTTGTCTTGAACTTCTTAAGAATACACCATCCACAGTGCAGTGCCCTTTTAGTGTGACACTTATATAATTGCCTGTGGAAAAAAAGTTTTCCACAGGTAGACTCTATAGTGTTGGTTCAGGTGCCTGTGGAAAAAAAGTTTTCCACAGGTTAGTGTTAATAACTCCTACCAGCGCATAGGTACATCGAGATCCTCAACATATGCAGACACCTTCTCACTCGGTTCCAGCTCAAAAATCTTCTCCCATTCGAGATTGTGTGGATCAAAGTCACTTAATACATCAAGCTCAAGTGTTACTCTATAACGTTGTTTCTGTCCTTGAAGATAAGATACCGACATGAGAATGGTGCTCCTTGGTGTATGTGAATAGTCTACAATGCCCTGGAATAGGTGTCAAGTAGGTTGGGGTTATTTATGAGACTTACTAATGTTTTATGAGGGTTTGTGTGGGATTTTGGTATCTCCGGGGTGTTGACATTTGGGCGGAAGTGTGATAAACTGCTCGCTAAGATAACAACACCCAGAGACATTTAATTACTCATAAACAATACTTTTCCACAACCTGTGGAAAACTATCTCATCAACACTTATACATTAATTAATACATTTATTAATGTTTTTAAATGTTTTTAATCAAAGCAAGAAGATATATCAGAACCCAGATTCTCATAGTGTTCTACTGCTGCCGCAATCTCATCTTCTCTAAATGCAAACTGCACAAAGTAATTGTTATCATAGATGCTGTACTGTGTGAACTCTACAGGTGCATAGTTTCCATTATCATCCCAGTTGCCACGTTCGGAAACCGATGAAAAAATAGTATACACCTTGTTTGTATCTGGAGAAGTGAAAGTTGTTTGTTTCATAATCAGAAGCGAATGTGAGGGTGAACTATACCATACTCATCAGTTACAAACACTAACTCCAAACCAAGTAGATGATAGTCACCGAGATCATCTTCAGAGATAAGGGCAACATCCTGATTGAGTTGTTCTTCGTTGAGTTTTTGTAATTGAAGCAGAAGTTCTTTGTATGTCATTTGATTTACTTTGATGAAATTAGTTTGGCAGGTGAACCACAAGAACAATAGAAATCTACCATTCTCTTTGCCTCATCAAGTGTGGCAAATGATTGTGTTCTCCACTCTTCCAATAGTCCTGCGGATGGATAAGGAACCTGATAAGTGATTTGATACATTTGAGTTTCAGAAGTGTGTGTTTAGTGTGCTTATACTATAAGCTTTAGAAACCATTGATGAAGTCGGCAACCGCATCATTATATTCCAATCTCTTCAAGAATTGCCCCTTGTGCCACTTAATCAACTGGTTCTTGAAACTCATTCTCAGTGAACCAATCGTCACCATAATTCTCAACAATCTCAGTCACCAGTTCTTCATCATTATAGGATTGAAGATTGCTCACTAGCATATCATAAATCAGTCGCTCCATGGTTTTAGAATCCATGCCATCAAGAACTTGTTGAGCATAAGCATCAACAATAGTGTCGAAATCGTTGTTGAGTTTCATTGGAGGTGTCGGGTTGGTTGACTTCTTAAGAATACCACTTTGAGAGTGCAGTGCTCATTTATTGTGCCAGAAAAACTATTGGCACATCATAACATTTAATCAGCACCCAACAGATAACAATAACTTGTTGCACTCGTGATATAATCCTGGTTTCACAACTTTTGCCTTGGTGATTATCAAATTGCGTGACAGTTGTGAATGTCGATAGATTAAATGTTTGCCATTTGAGCGATGCAAATGGCAACCACGTTTCAGTAATTCTGCAATGAAATCTTTGTACTTCATGATAAATCAGGCAGCATACAGATAACCACCTGCCCAGTCTGCATTCTGTAGCAGATACTCACGATCCTCATCAATAGTCATTAGATTCTCAAGCAGTTGTTCAATACTGCGAATCAGTTGTTCTTGTGTTTCAGTCATTTCAACCTCCACCATAAACATAAGACACAACACCTTCAGGATGATTGACATTCTCAATCACTTTGATTGCTGCTTCATTGAACTCTTTTTGCTTACGTTCTTTGATGTAAGCACTCGTAGAATCTCCAAACTCTTCTATAAAGATTTGTTCACAACGAGGCAAAGATTCAGCAGCAATCACTACCATTCCAGAAGTGTAATCATAGAGAACGTCATTGATGATGTAGAGATTCATGAAAAATTCCTTGGTTGTCTTGAACTTCTTAAGAATACCACTTTGGGAGTGCAGTGCTCATTTATTGTGCCACTTATACTTTTGGCACATGATGTTACTGAGTGGATGTAAGATTTGGAATAAATATCCACTCATACTCTCCATTCTCTGGATCTGTACCATCAACAATCCATTCGGAATAAAGTGCTGCAACAGTGGCAGAATCATCTTGTTGAGCAAAGTATTCAAGGCGGGCAATAAGTGTCTCACCCAGGGCATCAATCAGGAATTGTTTGTTCATTTTGTTTCTTTTGGTTTGATGTCAATCAGTGAATCAAGTAATGTGCCCAATGTTTCTCTTACTTGTTCATTACAAAATGAGGCACAAGTGTAGGCATCATAGGTTCTGCGATACAATTCATTCCAGTCAGTGAGTGTCACTTTACACTCTCCTTAATGTAATCACCAATGTAATCAGTGATACAATCAAATGCTTTTTCTATAAGGTAATCAGTTCCATCCAAGTCATCAAGAACTTGGTCAACAATTTCCTCACTACAATAGACTGGATTTCCATCATCATCCAGATTAAATACATCCTCCTTTGTGAAGATGAGAGCAGCACAAGATGCGTCTGCTCCTTGTTGCTCAATTAGACGTTCTACTGATTCTTTCAGTTGTTGAAGTGTGCGATTCATTTGAGTTCAGGAATTGGTGACAGAGTAAGATGCAACAGAGGAAGGAATACCAGACAGTGCTAATGAACCATTACGGTCGTCTGCATAACTATACGCATCCTCCTCAGAATAGAAAGGACCGATATACTCAGGAGAATTGAGTGCATCAGATTCAAAGCGAACAAAAAATGAAGAAGACATAATCAATCTTTGAAATAGTGAAGAGCAATAATGTGGGCAGCACCAAATACATACCCGACAAGGAAAAAGATTCCAATAGTCACTTCACACACTCCTGTGCGATTGCAACAGCATCAGCAAAAGTGCGAACATCTTGTGCAACACAACGAGATTCACCCGGACGCCCGATGGTAGAATCGGCATGAACTTCTTGAACCCAAACATCAAAGGAATCATAGGCAATTCCGGCGATGTAAGTGTTACCCTTGATAGGATCTTCTGCAATCAATTCAGATGCACCACGACGGGCACTGTGCTTGATGCTGACATCAGAATCTTGCAGCAGTTCATACACATCAAAGGAAAAATTCTTCAGACGACGATAGCAAACAGATTTGAAGTCGTCAGAGAGATCGTTACCGGTTTGGAAAAGAGTCTTGGTTTGGATGGCAGTCATTTGGTTTGTTTGTCTCAACAGAATTAGAATAACCGATCTGGGCGCCCAAAACGAAATGCTGTGCCACTTTCAGGACTGGCACACCTCTTTGATATATTGTGCATATAGCAGTTCTTCTTGCTCTCTTGCTTCAATTTCATGAGGTTGATTCACATAATCGTAATCTTCCACCAATTCTCTATAATAATACATTTTTCCACGTTTCTGGCGGAGAGAACCCACCACCCACTGTTTCAGGTGAGTCAGCTCATGAAAAAGTGTTTTTATATACAATTCCTCTTGCAGGTAGGTATCAATTTCAATTAAAAAGCGTCGGGGACGATAAGATTCATCTACGAAATCACACCAACCATAGACACCATCACGTTTCAGTCCACGATGTAAGATTTCCACATTAACTTTGTGGCGTGGCAGAAACTTATTCAGAAACCAAATAGTAACATCTTCGCAGAGACGTTTGCGATAACCATATCCAGTAGTTTCAATGATAGAGTGCATGACCAATGAAGAAACCAAACGAAGGATGAAATAAAAATTAATTTATCAGTTTTTGACATTATAGTAACAATTACCAGGATTTGGTAAGAACAAAGTTTTGATGAGAAAATACCTCACGATTTACAATCTTATAGGTGCCAAACTTATTTGTCATTACATAACCTTCATGATCGCTACGTTCACCATCAATCTCACACACTATGCTAGCATCGGAATCAATATAGCAGAACAAATCCATCTTGATAGATTCAATCAGTTTCCACAATCGTAGCAGGTTAATGTCAAAATCATAATTTTCGGCAATTTCATCTTCATTCACGTCCTTTCCTTCACGAATGTAGGAATTGATGATTTTTTTGATTTCCTTTGCCTGCCTATCAGGCACAAAGGTGCAGAGTGTGCTCATTTGCCTTGCAAACTGACAAAAATCACCAATATCTTCTCGGATAGGATTGATGCTCGCATCAGGTTGCATCCACAAAACATTTGGAACTTGTGGTAGAGTTGGAACACCAAACGATGCAGTTGCAGTTGCAAGAGTATCGCCCACATAAGAAGTATGAGGAGCAAAGATAAACTCTTGCTTCACTACTTCTGGAAATTTGTAAGTAATAGTATTGGGACAGTAAGTGTCACTGCCACCGTACCCAATGAAATCACCCTGAACAATTCCGTCGATGTGAGGCAAACAATCAAATGCAACGTGCAGAATATCTGCAACATTACCTTCATGATTAGCATCAATTTCTTCGTGAGAATGATTGATTTTAATCTTTACTTTGTTGAAGACACTTTTGGTGCCCACAAAGAACTTACCGTTTGCAGGATTTGTACCAAATACCAGCGCAGGGGCGCCATCAATCTTAATGCTAATCTTAGACTGAGCAGTAAACCAATTCAGAACAGACAAATCACCTGTCAGGATGCTATCTTCGGGATGTTCTAAATGTTTGTTTTGCATCATTCTACCTCTTGAGGATCGACAACTTTACTACCTTTGGAAACAAGTCCGTTCTCTTTGAAAAACTTTATTCGTTCATGGCGAGCAATAGTCAGAATCTCATATTCTTCTTGCTGCTCCTTGGTGAACTGAAAATCTTGCTGCCTCCAAGCAGCACGAAGTTCACGAAGATGAGGCAGAACGTTTACAGTGTCAGTCATTTGTTTAGAGGTGATTTGTAGAAGCGAACGAAAGAAGTATACACAATAATCAGTGTGGAGACAACTCCAACTGCACCTAGAAAGGTAACAGCATCACCGGTGAAGCTTAGTGTGGGAGGCATAATCAATAATCGTAGTTTGAATTGATGTAATCATTGACATCGAACTTTTCATCTTGTTCGATAGATTCGTTCATTTCTTCAACAAAGTCAAAATGAGAAAACTCTTCAATTTGAATGTCGTCAAAGGTGTCCATGTGTTTCAGTTGACTGAACAAATACAATATACAAGTAATTTGGGTGCTTTTGGTGAAATGGTGGACAGTCTTTGAAGTGTCCACTACTTACAAAGTATTTCTTTTGTATTTGGTATTTGTGCATCATTCCAATGTCTTATTACTCCGGCACATATAAACAGATTGGTGATTAGATATGTACTAAAAATCACGGTGCGAATAATCGCTACCGTGTCGCTTTCTCTATCACATTTGGATACTTTTTCACCTAGACTCTGAGCCCATAATTTCCAGAGTCTTTTCATTTGTCACTTTCCTTCAAAAGTCTTACATTTGCCCAGTTCTGTCTATACACCAGAACACAAATATCTTCTGATACATGTTTTCCTACTGACGTACAGATACTAACATAATCCTTACAAACAAAGCGTACTTCTCCAACCCATTCTTTGTACTGAACGATTACACCAGTTGCAAATGAGTTCATGTAAAGAATTGCTCCAATGGATAGTGTTTGATTGGCATTGCAGAGTAATCTCTTGTGTTCTTGAACTGCACCTGTTTTCCTACTGTCTTACTATTTACTGGTGCATAAAACTTACACTCCTTGTAGTTGTAGAAACCCCAGATACTTTTGGAAGTTTTGCCATCATTGTAATTGAAACGATGAGAGCAGCACAACCAAATCGCAAAAATACCACGTTTGAACTCATTGACTTCGTAACTATAACCTTTGGGTGGTTTATGCAGAAACTGTGGAATTACGTCAACTGAGAGGCTCATCGGAAATACGCAATGATTCAAAATCCGTATATATTGTAGACACAATATACTGTGCCAGGTGCTTATTGGGTGCCACTACATCAACCGACACATTGAGAAAGTCTGGTGCATCATCTGGTGCATCTTGCATCGGCAATTGAATCTCAACTCGCCACACTCTACCTGCTTTTAGGTGTGCGGCATAATCAATCACCATATCAGACATCATAAACTCTTTCCTCCAATACTAAACTTTTGAGTTGAGTGATTTCTCTTTCGTGCTCGGCAATTTTACTCTCAAGGTAATCAATTCGTTCTTGATGTTGCTTACGAAGTTCGGACAACATTTCATTCAGATGTACTAAATTAGACATAATCAGGTGGTAAAGGATTCAACAATACGGGAAGATTCATCATTTGCAAGTGCAAACTTTTGTGCTTTGATTACATTTTCACGAAGTTTTCCAAAACATTCTTCATATCCTTCATATTGATATGAATTGGAAATTAAATTAAAACATTCGTCATCATTATCAGCAATCACATTCCAGATTCCTCCATATTCCGAACTTGGAAATCCGATTGCGTGATCTACGATGTAAAGAAACTTTTGTGTCATTGTTTGTTGTAAATTACCTCTTAATTTTAGTAGATTAAGTCGTTTTCGTCAAGTCCGGCAACCAGAAACGAAGTTCCGATTGTAATCAGTGAACCCAGTGCAATACCAAGAAGAAAAGTCATACAAACTCCTGAATGAAATAATCAACAGTAATCTCAAGTTTTGCTGCCTCAGACTCAGCCCAGGCAATAAAGTCTTCGTGCAGTTTATCTACCTGCAAGTCATTCTGTTCTTTGTTGTACTCAATCACTTTGATGTCCTTACAGTAGTTTGTTGATCCAGAGAATTGAGTCCGTTTGTATCTCGCACTGATAACAAAGAGTTATACACAAGCAGTGCAATAAATGCAAGATAGATGTAGGTGATTTGTGTGCTTTTCATTGTGATGCCTTGATTTCCTCAACAGAACTATAAAGTTTATTATACAAAGAAGGAAGTGATATACCAGTTCTATTATGAATTATATCCTCATTTCCTGTATCAATCAATTGAAGTGCATCCATTAGCACTTCCATCTCATCAATCGTTAGTCTCACAAAATCCTCAGTCACTTTACAATCCTCCAATTTGCGTCATTGTTTTTATCAACCCAGAAGAAGTAGCACTTGTTGATGGATGCAAGAAACAGAGATTTATCTGTCTCTTGCTCTACTACACAGGAGTGTAGTTTATCCATCGTATTGGCAAATCTGTTCTTTGCCTTGTTGGAAACTGGTTCGACAGTTACAAACTTTGATTTGTCTTTCATACAGCAACAGGAACAGGAATGTTTACTTGATAAGGAACAGGACCGTGCAAATCATAACATATCCATTCACCACATTGAGTAAACAGATAGGCATACTCTTCGCCATCATTCAGATATTGAGTGAGGCAAGAATCAAGGCGAGGAGGACAATCTTCTCCACGGGAAGAGTAATACAAAGGACCAGTTGTGGGTAGAGTTTCATTACTCCAACCGGAATTAGTCCACAGGCAACTGATGTTTCCCCCATCAATCAATTCAGATGCTTTCTCATAGGAATTGAAGTGCTCTACAAGTTTGACTCCATTAAACTCAGGATAACCATTATAGTGACAATATACTGACAGAATAGAACCATCAGAGAGTTGAATGCCGGTGCGTGAGCGAGTTGCCATTTGATTCGATTGATTACCTTGTTAGGATAGGGCATCCACCAGAGCATTTGACTGCTCAGTGGACGGTTCTTGAATTGTCACACGCTTTTCAATTCGACGACGACAAATATCGTAGTATTTTTCATCAATTTCATATCCAACATAATTTCTATTCGATTCAATGCAACAGACAGCAGTTGTACCTGCTCCCATGAAAGGATCTAAAACTAAATCTCCTTCATTACTCCAACTAAGAATATGATCTAGTGCCAGTGCCTCAGGAAACATTGCAGGATGTTCAAAAGCAAACTTATCTTTTGTCGTATATCCTGCACCGGTGTTATATTTCCATATATTGTTGCGTGGGGAGAACTGTGGGGTAGGTTTCTGCTTGCGCTCAACCAGATTTCCCTCTTTATCCCTAAATGTACCTTTGCCCCAATTAGTCCACCCTGCCCACTTATTCTCTTTGTCGCAAATTAGATTTGCAGTCTTAGGTTTTACGTCTTTAGAAAGTACAAACATGTACTCAAAGATTTGTGAGTATCTGTTACCATCTACCCGTGCAGGAAAAGAGGAACCATTCTTTTCGTAAATCATGGTATCATGCAACTTGAATCCCAAATCCATGAAATATAGTGCTTGTCGAAAAGAACTGCCAGTTTCAGTAGATTTAATTACTGCATCACCCACAACCCAAACAACAACTCCACCAGGTTTTGTAACCCGATAGAGTTGTTCTGCAACTTCCTTGAACACATTAAAGTCCCACATAGATGAATCATTGTAGGTACGAAGATTATCATAGGGAGGACTTGTTACAGTTAAGTCGATAGACTTCTCCTGCAACTTCTTCATGCCATCAATACAATTTTCTTGGAATACAGCGTTCATGGGAATTGTAGGGAATAGTAAAATGATTATAGCATAAAAAAGGAAGAAAAATCCTCAACTTGCCAAATTTTCTGTAATTGGCGTAGAAACATTTGCCAAAGATGTTGAAGCAAAGGAATAAGTATCAAGAACTCCAGAATGATTTCCTTTCTTTGATACACGTTCTTTACCTTGAGTTGCTTCAAGATGTGCTTGATTTAACCAGTAAAGAAACTTCTCAGTGAGAATGGGAATAGTAGTATAAGATTGAGAAAAATCTGAATCTTTATCTTTTAACCACTGCAATAAATGCGTCACACCATCAAGTTTTCCATCAATTTTACTATAAAAATCATCTGTGAATACACGTTTGACGATATTCTTTGTTTCTTCAGAATTTTGATTTTTCTTCAGAAACAAAAGTGTGGCAGTTTTTAATGGACCATGAATACGAAATGGAGTATCCCATTTGAATGAATCTAAAAATTGAATTTCATCTCGAAAAGTATCGTAAATTGTGATAAGTCCATGCCCATCATAACCACTGGTTTTAGGAAACAAGTTATTATTAAAATAATGTGCTGCCCAAGTTAAACCACTTACTTCATACAGTTTATGATTTTTTACTTCGATTCCAAGATACCTACAGGCACCATATGCCAAATCTGCTGATTTTTCTGTATTAGTAGCATTGTCAAAAGTATAATACAAATCTCGCAGTTTCTCAATAGAATCGACTTCAAATTCTAAAACAGTCAATTCTTCTGGTACAAAATTAGAATATCCTAATTGCCAAAACTTGCGGCGAGTATGCCCATCAATCAAAAAGTTAGTATTGGCAAAATGACTAACTCCCGTGTCTTCATCGTATGAATTTTTTGTTAGTATGGCACTTGCAACTATACAATGCTGTGCTTGTAAATTAGAGAGTTTTTCTCTTGTTTTTTTCTCCTTTGCTCGTTTATCATGATTTCTTTGCACAGGGCAATCAAGATAACGTTCAAATTCAGCAAATTGAACTTGTTTTGAGTTTATTTGATTTGAGAGATTTAGAAATGATTTTTTCATTGGCATTCATTCAGAATAAATAAGAATTGTCAAACTTTTTTTATCTTAATGAGTTTTTTCGTTTGATTTTTTAAGTATAGCAGAAATATCAGAAATACACAATAGGTGTTTTCTTGAATACTACGTTTTTAGTGCCCTTGGTGCATTTGCCAAACACCATGCTTTCATCAATCACATCATACATTTCAACAGGAAACTTGAATGTGGTGCGAGAATTGTTACCACTATGAGTGCCAACTCGTGTAATCTGAACATTATCCAGAACACAAACATTCATAGAAGAAACAAATGCTTTTGTTTCAAGAAGTTGAGTAAGAGTAGAAGTTTTGTTAAACTCCCACAGAACTTGAACAAGATTCATGGGTTTCTCTTCTTTGGGAGAATGAGTTGCCCCCTGAATGCTATCACCTTGTCCTGTTTTGATTTCGTATGCTTTATTAATGAAAATCATATCTCCACCACTATTGAATGATGGACTGCAATCAAAACCTTTGTCCCGAATAAAGAAGGGCAAGAAGATTTCAAACATCTTACCAAATTCTACACCCAAATCTACACTGAACTCTGCCCTAGATTTGGCATCAGTCCAGAAAGAATCGCGCAGTTCAGTAATAGTAAGTTCAGGATTAGTTTTCTTCCAGAACTTGATAATACGAAAATCAAGAATCTCTTGATTAACTTGAGTGATAATCTCTTCGAAGTTGTCAGAAATAATGTTGTTGAGAGTCATGTTGTTGAGAGTCATGAAAATAGTTGACTACAGAATTAGAATAGCAGAAATTCGGAGCATCAGACAAACACTGTGCCACTTTGGGAATTGGCACGATGCTGCTGAATAAACTTAGTTGCTTGTAATAATGTGTTTACATCAGCTAATTGTTCTCCATCGTAGAGAATAACTAGACGGTTTCCCCAAGGTACAGCAGCATATCCATCTGGTGTTGTAAATCCGTTTTTCATTTTTTAATCACAGAAATTGCAGGTTCTCCTTTGGAGAAAATGGTATCAACAACTGCCTGAACCTTTTTGGCAGTTGTGATACCAACATTATTATACACTGGAATACACACAAGTCCGAATGATTTGGTATATTCGTTCAGTGCTCCAGGTTGAATCACACCATCACGAAGTCTTGTTGCATCATCATGATGCAATCGAATAACTCTTCCAATAGTTTGAGAGATTCCAATGTAATCCATAGATCTCATGAAGATAACTGCCTCCAAACCAGAAACATTGATACCTTCTGCAAGAATGCTGTGATGTAGCACAACAAACTTCTTAGAGTTATCCTTACCCCATGCAGAAAGAGTATCAAAGAACTCTTCCCGATTCACCTTCTTGCCATCAACAATCGCACCAGTTTTAGATGTAATTGTCATCCAAGAGAAACCACGAGACTTAAGTTCACTGCAAAAGTCAGTTTCACCAATCAAATTGATAATCTGTTTGGTTGCCTTAGCACAAATTAGAATCTTAGAGACATTTTGATCGTCAATAGTCTCTAGAAGATGTGCAGAATCTCTATCCCAGATATTGCTGGTAACCATATCAAGTTTCTTCACAACAACTTTAGGTGGAATAATATATCCACCAGCAATCAGTTCTGGTGCAGGAACACTACAGATTACCTGTCCGTAAACAACAGTATCATTCATTCCTGGTTTACCTACAGCAAGTGAATGTTTGGGAGTTGCAGTAAAGAAGTAGCAACGACTTGCATTGGCAGAAAAGTATTCTGTTGCAGGAAAGAAGTTACGCTTAACGCTGTTATGTGCCTCATCAAAGTAGATAGTATCTACGTTCACATCAGCATCTACAAGACGCTGTAGCGAGTTGTAAGTAGTGATGATAAGTTTATGTCCATCATTACTATCAACCCACTCACGGATAGTATTAGGACGAGTAGAAGACTCGTGATGAGTTTCTCCACTATGCACATGAAATACAGCGGCATTAGTGATAAACTCAAGAAACTCAGAAGACAACTGCTCTGCCAATAAAATGCGTGGAGCAACAACTACAATCGTCTGTGGAGTTTCTGACTGCAACTGTCGCAGACAATCGTATATCATCTTGAGAGTCTTACCACCGCCGGTAGGAACAATGATTTGCCCCTTGCTGTGCTTTTGCATAGCATCAGTACCGCGAACTTGATGTGGACGCAGAGAAATCATGTAAGTTTCATCAATAACGTAATAATATCAGAAATCTGGCACCCTGACAAGGGGGTGTGCCAGTTTACATACCGACCTTAAGGAAAGGTGGTGGTGCTACATTTTTTTCAAATATATCATCTTCAGAAAATCTTTTTCCATCAAAAATTACATATCCTCTTCCACTTGCAGCAGAATAGAAAGACAAAAGAACTTGCTTTTTTAATACCTCTTCAATATGAGTTTGATGTTTAGCAAAAAAGAATCCAAATTCGGCATTAGTTAAAAGTGCATAAGACTTTTTGTATGTTGGTTTTGCAAATTGAGTTTCGTGAAGAACATCTTTAATTGCTTGTTTTCTTGCTTGTTCTTTTTTCTTTGGATCTTTTTCTTTTTTTGCCAGTTTTTCAATTTTACCACGAATGGAAGTAATCTTTTTATTCATATCAGTTTTACTTTTTTCTGATGCCCCAAGAAACTTACCCATTGAACCTTTTTGTTGTGACAAATAAGCAGTATAATTGTCAAAAAACTTTTGTAACACAGACAAATTTGTTGGATTTAATATTTTCTTCTCTTCAGTTACATGAACCATTACAGGTTTTCCTTTTTTATTTAATACAACGTTTCCATCTTCATCCATTTTTTCCAGTTTATCATTTATTTTGGCATAATAATCATTTCCCCTTCTCACAACTTGTCCTATTCTAAAGATATTTTTTTCGCCAAGCATTTCATCAATCAAATCTCCATAATGTTTTGCAAGATATAAAGAACTATCATATAGTCCACTTGTCATAGATTGTTTTCCCAACTTTTCCATGATTGTTTTAGGATTAACACCATATTCTTTACATGCTTCATCAAAAAAATGTAAGCGAGCATCAGAAAGTTCTTTAAAAAATACCTTTAACTCTGGAAATTGTTTTACTAGAGTGTTAAAATAATTGATTGTAATTCCACCTTCACCACTTGCCGATTTAGAACTTGCTGGAACAAAGTATATGGCATTGCCAGATCCAAAATTAGTAAAAATATGGTAGTGTTTTTTTTCTCTTTTACCATAAACCAAATCAAAATAAACTAATAATCTATCTGCTGCTGTAAACACAACTGGTTTAATTTGAACGAAAGAATCTATTGCTTTTTTAAATTCACCAAAAGTATTTCCAGAACTTTTTGCTATTTTTATTAAATATGCCAAATAAAGGGCAAATTCATCTTGCTCTCTTTCGCTAATAGTTCTGGAAAGAGATGTTGGCAAATTATAAACTTTTACAGGCACATTTTCTTGTTTTGCATCAAGTGCTTTAAGAGATACTGAAAAGATTTCCTTGTCTTTCCATGCTTCTATCATCAAATCTCTATAAAGCTCCATTGTTAATAATTGTTTTTCACTTAAAATATTATTTTTCAACACTGTTGCAGTAACATCAGTGTTT